CCTCGGCCCACCAGGAGTCTTGGAAAGATTCCAAGAGTCCTTGTCGAATTAATTTTCGTCTAGCTATCTAACAGCAATGTTACGTGGTGAAAGAGGACTCTGCCTCATCCAGCAATAACACTTTTGACACAGGGTATGAGTACCCTGAGTCTGGGTCTCACGACCCGAGGGGCCTTCCCCTTATATTATTATAAAAGGTAATGTGCCTAACTCGTCACCTCTTGCAAGGCCTGTGAAAAGGAACCCCCTTGTACCAATGTGATGTTTTAGGTATCACTTACGATCAGTAGGATGCCCCCAATGGTCCTATGGATATATTAATAGAAAACTCTATTAAGTGTTAGGGCGAAGCAACTTGTAAAAGTATGAAATTTGGTTGTACATTCGTGTACGTAAAAAGTCTAGATAACCACAACTCTAGGCGGGGCCAAAGGGATTACCATTATATGGTTGTGTAAACCCAAGGAGAACCTACTCCGAGCACTTGCGTGCCACCTGCAGCCCATGAGAATGGAAACTGAAGGTTCAAAACGGTAAACTAAATTAAAAACTTAGTCCACTCATGATAAATAAAATTAACATGAACTTTGCTTTTGGCTTGCTAGCCAATAGTAAAGGTTTTGAATGGTGGAGGTTGGTAAAACAACCTCGCGCACTAGGTGCATTACTCTTCCGAGTGATGTGTCTAGTGGTAGGTCGATTATCTCCTATGTGGTGTACATGTTTAACCACTATAACGAAGAGAATTGTTTCTCTAGCAAAGAAGCAAGGATCTAAGGGTTGTGTAAAATACTTAAAGGTATGTTACATAATTACTCAACAAGTGGCTGGAGGGTACCGGGTGAACAACCTTAATACGTTGGGATCTCGTGTATCACGTACGGCTGCCGGCCTGCCTCGAATTATAAATAAGTGTCACAGAAAAGGTATTATGGAGGGAAACTCTGTAATAATTCGCCTTTACTTAACGGTCTTTGGATTGTATCGGGTATTACCCGCCAAAGGCGTAGTTAAGTTAGGGACGATAACGGGTCTATCAACGTATAGACAATCCGTCTTTTTTGGGCACCGAACCTTTATACCGTGGTTTTGGACTAAACTCCTTAATTACGTATTAGACCGGAAAGGTCTAAACCGAAAACCAGGAGAAAAGCTTGCAACGCTGCAGGCTGTTCGGGATGGTCTAGGATATAAGGCAGAAGGGGATGCAGCACCTACTTTAAGACCTGATCGGATTCTTCCGATCACGTCCGCAGGACCGTTGTCATCAGGTTCGGGGTATCAGGCCTTCGGGCCTGACCCCTTGTGGCTTAAGTACCACGATAAAGCACTAGCTCGTCAGGACTACTTGAAAAAGTGGCCTGATGGCGAAGGCTTTATGCTTGGGCTTTGGAGAGGTCTTCGGACCTCTGAGATCCCACTTAAGATTAAGATGGCAGCAGCCTGGAAGGGATTATCACCCTCTTCCGTAGGTACCCTATTCTTCACAGTTTCGCACTGGCTGAATAGCGGACTTCTACCATTCTTGATCGAATGGGTTAAGTTATACGATGTTAGGGTCGTAAAAGACCTTTTCAAAGTAGCTTACACAGTCGACTTCGGTCGGTTAGAAGCCTGGGGTCAAAAAGGAAACCTTTTTGGACTTGGTAAGCTAGCATTCCTAGAGGAAGCAGCAGGAAAAGTACGCGTCGTAGCTCTGGTTGACGTGGTAACACAGTCAATCTTTAAGCCGCTCCACGACTTCATATTTAGTATATTAAGTCGTCTCCCGATGGACGGGACGTTCAATCAGAACGGTCCAATTGAACTAATAAGTAAATTGGGCGCTAAGGACGTATATTCATACGACCTTAGCGCAGCCACTGATCGTCTGCCCCTGGCGCTGCAAAGTGCCTTATTGGGATGGCTTTTAGGTGAAAAAGTGGGTCGCTGGTGGGAAGCTCTCCTGGTAGGAAGATATTACAATTTTTCTACCAGAACAGCAGAAAAATACGGTCTTAAAACAACCGCTGTTAAGTACGCTGCGGGGCAACCCATGGGTGCCTATTCGTCGTGGGCCATGCTGGCCCTGACGCACCATTTCTGCGTGCAATTAGCCGCTTCAAGGGTTTATGGGGTGACATGTCCTTGGTTCCTGATGTACGCCTTATTGGGTGACGACATTATCATTGCTGATAAAGCCGTAGCCAAAGCCTACCTAGCACTTATGAAAGAACTAGGGGTTGAGATCCAAGTGACAAAGTCACTGGTCTCTTCCAACGGAACTTTTGAATTTGCCAAACGAACTGTAGTTCGGGGAATCGATGCGACTCCTGTGTCCCTTCGAGGTTTTCTCGTTGGGTTAAGAAACATTTCATGTTTCGAAGCAGCAGTTGCAAAGATCCCAGGTATTTGGTCAAACAAACTTGCAGCAATTGCAAGGGCGCTTGGATTCGGTTACAAGGCTCTGGGCAGACTACAGTCTGTCTATGGGATCCGAAGTCGACTCCAGGGTCTTTTTGTTTTCCTAAGTAGACCGGGTGGTCTTTTAGATACAGGAGCGTTCGCTTCCTGGATCTATCAGGATTCTCCGATGTCGAACGGGGCCCCAATGACTGATGAGTCATTGCAAGCGATCTATGATTCCCTCGGATCGTGGGCTGAAGACGTTCTTAAAAGACAGGTTCAAGCTAGAATTTCTAGCTTCAATCGGGGGTCTGGAAAGGGTTGGTTACCTACCAATCTTTTCCCGACCCGGATGCTATTTGACACTTACCAAAAATTGGTACTTCGTCATGTAGCGGCTGATCTTAAATTACGTCTGACGGAACTTGAAGTTCTCTTATTAAGGTGGAAAGGACAGACCAACATCACTCTTGACTTGTTCGGTGAACTCGTCAAGGACTTAGATATCATACTAGGTGAACTGAAAGGTTTACCGAAGGATGCCCGGGTCGCAAGGTTAACCCCTGAGGGTAAACCGCCAACTACCAATATATTTGGTTTTTGGAAACGACTCCGGTCATTAGTACGAAAGGACTAGTAATAGTCTACCTAAAATTATTTGGTTCTAAGTCAGTCATAATGGTGATGAATTCCAGAAACACTGGATTGGATCATACTAGGAGATAGGGTAGTAACATACCCATTCTGTTGCGAGTACCAACTCAAAATAGATTAGACCTACACCCAAACCGTTTTACCGCTGAGCGGAAAACTGGGGAGGGACCTAATTAAAGCTGATCTAACAGCAATGGGACCGGATAAAG